ATTCATAATGCTGATGTCCCAGGTTCAAGTCCCGGTGTAGCCACCATATTTTTCAAGGGGTTAGCGCAAGCTAACCCCTTTTCTTTTGCCTGTGGTGACTACAAAGTGACTACGGCGCGCCTACGGCCTCCCACCGCCACCACGCCACCACCTCGATCTCTGGAACAGAAAAGGACTTTCCATGTCGGCTTTTTATATCCTTACCGCCCTCTACTTTATAACACCAGCAATACTTGCTGTAGCTTCCAATAAAGCCGAGTCATTAAGACTCATAGAGAAAAATAAGCTCTTTAAACTCTCCGAGAATGCCAAGAGCACGAAAAACCTACTCTCCCTTACCATCTGGCTAAGCCTCTACATTGCCGTTCTCGCCACTGGTTATAAATTTTTTACGGGGGACCCATACCGAGGCGTAGCCTTAACTGCCTTTACGATAACCACTATATCCTCTGTAACTCTAAGCTTTGTGTACTTCAAAGGATTTACGATCTATAAAAACATATCCTTCTTGGCCAACATAACTTTGGCCTACATCACATTGTGGGTTACTTGGTATTGCGGAACCATCGCAAGTGAATATATCAGTCGAAAAACAGGACTAAGCGCAACGGAAATGCCTTCAGGTGTAGCGGGACTTACGCTACTTTATACCCCTGTGCTATGGGGAGTGATAATGGTCTATGCCTTTCTAATCCTCTATATCATAGCAGGCATAGTATTCACCTTTAAAAACCCACCAAAAAAAATAAAAAACCTCACGCCTAGTGAAAAACTTAACCACAGTCAAAGTGTATTTATTTCATTAAGCCTCTTCTGCGGCTTAGCCTTCTGCACAACTTTCGTAGCCAACATAGTAATTGAAACCCCTAGAAGCGAACTATTCAAAAAAATTGAAATGAATATCCTCTATACTTCAGGCTACCCTTTAACAACAAACACATGCAGCCCAGAAGCTCCCAAAGAGCCAAATCGGAGATACGCCATACTTACCTCCGGAAAACTGGCAATCGCAGAAAAGAAAACGGAAACTAAATATTTATATTCAGTCACTGACTGTCGCCAGTAATTCCCCAACCTGAGCTAGCGGAGATAGAGTTAATGCGGATACCAGATGCTCCGGCGATAGGTGCGCATACCGCATGGTCATCGTGATCGATGAGTGGCCGAGGATCCGCTGTAGGGTCAGGATGTCCCCTCCTCCCATCATGTAGTGGCTGGCGAAGGTATGGCGGAGAATGTGGGTCATCTGGCCCGGCGTCTGGAACCCGCAACGTTGATAGGCGCAGCGGAACGCGGCGCGGCAAGACATGAACAGGCGGCCAGATCCAGGCATGCCCACCTTGAATATCAACCTCTCCAACTCGTCCGGGATCGGCACTGATCGGCTCTGCCGATTCTTGGTCCGGTGATAGTGCACCTTGCCGCCATGCACAGCGCCCCGCGTCAGGCTTTCCGCTTCTTCCCAGCGGGCTCCCGTGGCGAGACACAACAGCGCGACCGGATAGGTATGGTTGTTCGTACTGGCCTTGCACTCTTCCAGCAGTCGAGCGACCTGATCCAGGGACAGAAACGTCAGTTCGACCTGATCCGTCTTGATTTGCCGGACCTTGCCCAGCGGGTTTTCCTTGTGCCAGGAGCCCAGGCGAATCAGTTCAGAGAAGACCGCCGACAAGTAGCGTTGCTCATGATTGACCGTCTCAGGCTTCACCTCGGTCAAGCGACGTTGCCGGTAGCGTGCCCACGCCAACGAATCGAACTCGAACGCCAGGGGGTTCCCTAGCCGCTTCGCCAGCGCCTCGCAGCGCGCCAAGCGTTGCTTGCCATCCTTCAAGGTGCAGCCGTGGAGGTCATACCAAACCTTCACCAGATCGGAGAGACGGTCATCCAGCGGCCGGCCCGTCTCGCCCTTCACGGCGAAAAAATCCTGCTCATAGCGAATCGCGGCAGACTTGGTGGCGAAGCCTTTCTTGCGAATCCTGCGCCCGGAACGACCATTCTCATAGAAGTCAGCCGTCCACGTCTTGCCGTCCTTGCGTACCGTCATATCGCATATCCCTTGCGCAGATAGCGATCACATATGAGCTTGTGGATATGCCTTTCCAGATCGCGACGAGTCCAACCCTTGGCGAGATAGTGGTCTTCGATAACGTGCCAGAACTCCAATTTGCGGGCGGACTCAATAGCCTTTTTTGCCGGGACACGCTCCCGCGCGATCAGGCTCACGAACTGGCCGAGGAACATCTCGCAGTTACGTCCACTGAAACCCTTGGCAGTCTTGTAATAGCGCCGATACTCGGTGCGCTCGATCAGCGGATCGCACTCGACTTGGACGCGAGCATCCTGGCTGATCAGGCTCCAGAAGGCGTCATACATGCCCTCCCGAGAGAGCACACGGAACGCCTCGCAGGCATAGTTCCACAGCCCCTGTAGGTGCGGGCAAAGGCCCTCGTAGGTGCGGCAGCCGATGACCTCTCCCGAGGCCATACGCGAGCCTTCGGAGAACTGCTGGACGATGGAGTGGTGATAGCGAAACTCGATCCGCCACACCGTTTCCAGGGGGTTATAGGCCGGGTCGCCATCACCGAACGGATCCCCGTTCAGGGTGGCCCACACGCTTTCCCAATAGTCGAGCTTGTCGGTGGCCCGAGCCTGGAGGGTCTTGTTATAGATTGACAGTTGCAGGCCGTTGGCCGAGCCGAACATGTACGTCTCGCCACGCCCGTAGACCGAGGCGTTGCCGTCGAACTCGATCCGCTCGATCCCACTGATTTGCCGTACCCGACGCGAGCGGCAGTGCATGCGATCAACGAGATCAGCCGGAGGCGTCCAGCCCTGCACATCCAGCGCGATATGCACGGCTGCTTGGTTGGTCTCGCAGTGACTCAGCACCGCTGCGGCCAGGTCATCCAGCACGCCCTGGAGGATACGCGGGTCGGCGCCGTCAATGGCGTGGGGCGACACCTCGATCTTGAGGTGCGAGCCAATGGTGTCGACCTTGATGTTGTGGTTCTTGATCAGCAGGATCAGGCCCATTTCGGCGTTCTGCAGGCGGTACTGATAGCCAGAGTCGCGACCGATACGGCCCTTGGACCATTCGTAGCCAGCGAACTCGACCACATCCACCGACAGGTCAAACAGCGCCATGACTTCCGGCCGGAGCTTGCCGTTGTACAACTGCCGCACGGTGTCCACGCCACACCGCAGGATGCGCACGCCTGACAGGTCGGTGAACTGTCCATTGAGCGGGTCCATGAAAAGCATCCCCTTCGGGGACTTGTGGAAATCCCCGTTCTCTTCGAGGACCAGTCGCGTTGGATGGATCGGAGTCTTCATGTTCTTTACCCGTTAATGAGGTTCTATGGGGTTGCTGATCGGGGGTTATCTGACGTGTTACAGGTGCGTCGGCCGCGCCTTCGGCCTATCGCTCATGCCTTGCGCTCCCGGCCGGCGGCGCGGCCCGCCCCTCATGGCGGCACCCCTACCGCCGCTAGCGCCGTCATCACCGCCCACCAGTGATGCAGCGCCCAGCCCATCGCCACCGGAACGAGGAATTCCCAATCGATCATTTGTGCCTCCAGGGCCGCGAGGCATATTCGGAATCGGGGACGATGGTCAGCGGCGACTGGCCCCTGGCCGGTGCGTCTGCGGAGGCGGCAACAGGCGCTGCCGGAACGACGCTGGCCACCGCGCCGGCCTGCCTCCCGGCACAGGTGACGGTCTGTTTCCAGTCCTCATAGCGAAGCTCCACGACGCACTCGCCCTTGGGCGTTACCCGGTAGCCGGAGCCGATCAGTTGCCAACTGGTGAGTTCCAGGCGCCGGCCCGTGGGATCGTCCAGGGCGAACATGTAAATGTCGCCCCGCGACTTGCGGTAGGCGTGGGCAAGGATGGAGATCCGCCGATCGGCGAAGGGATGGGCGTTCAGATCAACAGGCGCAGCAGCAGGCCCATCAGGTACAAGCCCAGGAGGAAGAAAGCTATTCGCAGCAGGACGCGCTGGAGCAGCCACAGCAGCGGGCGCAGCAGGGGCTTGAGCAGGGTCGCCAGGAGCGTCGGCAGGTGTCGCAGCAGCCGGAGCGCCAATCGTGCGCAGAGGCCCCATATACCAGACAAAGCCAATAGTGCCGGCCAGCAATGCCAGTAGAAGAACCAGCTTAGGCGACCGGAAGAGGCTCTTGCCGGCCTTGGTGTCTTGGGTCTTGCCGGTGGCCGTGGACTGGTAGAGGGCGAAGGTCTGCTTTCGGATCCGCTTGTACTCGATGATGGTGCCATCGGCGGGCGGACGGTTGAGTTGGGCGTCATGCTGGGCCTCCTTGTAGCGGCCAGGGATGCCGATCACCGCGAGATTGGAATGCTTGTAGGCCATCTCGCAGGTCATGCGGATGTCGTCGCGGATGTAGGAGATGTTCGGCGTGGTGAGGACAATGTCCCAGTTGAAATGCCGGTGCCGGGTCCAAGCGTCGAGCCAGCCCATGGGGCGGTCGGCGGCGTGGGCCGCTTCCGGTCCACCGGGGTAGTCGAAGCGCTCGAGGTCTTTTTCCCGCCAGGACTTGGGAAACAGCAGTTGGGTTTCGTCGAAGATCAGGAAGGCCCCGCGGGGCGCCCACTGAAACCACGTGCGCATCTTTTCGAGGTCTTCCAGCGACTCCAGATCGAGGTTGATGATTTCCGCCGTGTTGGGCAGGTCCGGAAAGACCTGATAGGCCCGCTCCAGGGTGAAGCCGCGCACGTTGGTGATGATCACCCGCCCGTCTTTCAGCGCGGGCACGGCGTCATCCTGGATCGCGCCGGAGGTCTTGTAGGAGCCATTGGGGCCGTGGTGGATCTTGATCGACACGGATCACCTCCCAATGAACGGCACGAAGCGCATGCAGAAGCGCGTCGCCGCCGCGACCATGATGATGTTCAGCGCCTGCGGCACGCCGAAGAAGGCCAGCCCCGCCGCAATCGGCCCCGGCAGCGCGGCATACATGCTGCGGATCAGCTGCGGCACGCCAAGGCTGTCGATCAGTTCGCGGGCGGCGGTGTAGCTGACATCGATCAGCAGGATCAGGGTCTGGAGCGCGGCGTACATCGACGCCTTGGTGGCGACCACCAGTCCGTCGCGCACGAAGTCATAGATGCCTTGGGCGAAGAAATCCCAGATCCACTGGAAGAAGGCGATGATCTGATCGAGAAAACCGGAGAGCCATTCCATAGGGTCAGTCCTTCAGCAGAATGAGGGCGGCGATCAGCGCGGCCATTAGCAGCAGCGCCACGCGCAGGCTGGAGAGTTGGCCGGCGTAGTCGGAGATACAGAGGGAGTAGGACTTGCCCCAAATGGTCATGGACTCGCAGGGCAGTTGCCCGCCGCCTTCCGCCAGGTTGAGGTCGAAGGCGCCCTTCATCTGATCGACGTTGGCCTTCACCTTGGTCTTGAGTTCTTGCTTGGCTTCCTCGACCTTCTTTTCCCAGGTGGCGATGGCGTCATCCCAGGTGCCGGGCGTGGGTTCCTTGAGTTCGCCGCCGGGGCCTTCGGGGCCGGTGGAGCAGTTCTCTTTCGCCGGGTCGCAGGTGCCGTTGCCATCGCCGCCCGTGCCGCTGCCGTCACCGTCGCCGCTACCATCGCCCCCGCCGTTGCCGTCCCCTCCCCCGCTGCCGTCGCCGCCATTGCCGGTGCCACCGTCATTGCCGCCGCCGTTATTGTTTCCACCGCCACCGCCATCGCCGCCGCCGCCGTCACCGCCCGGCGTGGTCGGGTCGGTTGGGTCCGTGGGATTGGTCGGGGTCTTGACGCAGGTAGTCCCCGACCACGACCAGCCGGGCGGGCAGCCGGGGTCGTTCGGATCGGAAGGATCGGTGTTCGGAGTGTCGGGCGGGTTCAGCGAATCGCCGGTTTGGGAGAAGGTGTAGGAGTCGGCACCGCAGCTTTGGCCGGTGCCCTTGAGAATGTAGTTGCAGAAGCCCGTCGTGGTGGAGCCTTTGACCAGATAGCAACTGGCCGGGCTGGGATTGCCGCCATACTCACAGCTTTGATAGCAGGCGGTCGGAGCGCCGCCGTCACCGACATAGTTACGGCCTCCCGAGGTAACTACGGGCGAGTCTGGGCCCTTGGCCGGAAACAGTTCGCCTTCCTTGCACTCTTCAGGCGGCGGTTCGCAAGCACCCGTCGATTCATTGTATTGATCGTCGGGGTTGGCGCATGAATCCCCGGTCCGGTAAAGCGCCCAGTCATCACAATTCGAGCACTCCTTGATATTCTCCGGTCGGGAGCGCTCAACATACTTGATATAACAGAACCCCTTGCGTCCATTAAGGCTCGCAACATGAGTTTCAATAAAATGCCAATCCGAACTCCTATCAGCAATAACCCGCGCCGCTTCGCATGCAGCTGCCGCGCTTGGCTTGTTCACGCTATACCCCACGAGATTCCAAACATAAGGGGCCGCACTGGCAGCGGAACTCCAAAACAACAACACCGCCAGCAACCCAGTAACCCCAACTAAGCCCCGACACATCGCGCCATTCCTCTTCACCATTTCCTTACCCTCTGGCAACAAAAAGCCCCCTGCCGGAAACTCCGGAGGGGGCTTCCGCCTCGGTCTGTTCAGTTAGAAGAATTCGCCGGTCCGGTACCCGGTGATGAAGGCGCCGGCGAAGAACGCCCCCAACCACACCGACCAGAGCACCCGTTACGCCTTGCGCAACATGCTGTAGATCAGGCCGGCGACAGCCAGGATCACCAGGGCGCCGACGATGTAGCCGCCAATGGCCTTCATATCGCCCTGCCCATCGGTGATCGCCGATTCCACCGCACTGGTGTCGATCACCCCGGCGAAGGCCGGCAGCGAAGTCGCGGCAGTGACGGAACCGGCAATGCACAGGTTGCGGAACGAGGCGACCGGGCTGAACTTGGCGATGCGTTGCTTCATTGCTTTCATGGTGTTTCCTCTCTACTTGGCTTTACGAAGAAGTGACGCGACCCAGCCAATCAAAAGCCCCGTCACGAACGATCCCAGGACGCCAGCGGCACCGATGCCAAAGGCTTCCGGGGAGAAACCACCGTTGACCAGGATGTCCACGTATCCAGCGGCCTCGGGCGGAATCAGGTAGGCCTGTTGCCATGCGAGTTCGCGACACGCCATGAAGCCCTCGGGGGTCGAGGTCCACGCGGTACACACCTGCACAGCGACAACGCCTGACATAGCGATCAGTCCTCAAACAGCCAGGGAGGCCGCTAGGCCGTCGATCCAGCCCCAGGCGTAGCCGGTGGCCAGACCTACCGCGAACAGCGAGAGATAGCGGAGCATCGCGGCCTCCTACGGCTTACGCCTTGGCGTCCGGGGACTTGTCTTGTTTGTCCTGGCCCTGCGGCTGCTGGGCCGGGCGCGGGGCTTGGGCCTGTGCTTGCGGGCGGGCCGGGGCTTGGGCGGTCGGCGCCATCGGCTTGCCACTTACGGCCAGCAGATCCACGAGGACTTGGGTATTGGTGATCCGACCGAAACGGTCTTGGGTGGGGCGGACCACGCTGGCGAACTTGCAGAGCACCGGCTGGCCTTCGAAGACGATGGCGTCCAGCAGGGTCGGCTCGATGTTGTATTCGCTGATCTCGAAGCCCTTGGCGTTGCCACGGGCACCTTCCGGGATCGGGGCGATGGACTGGACCGAGGCGTAGATTTCCCCGGTCTTGGTCGAGGTATAGGTGTCGGTCTTGGTGACCCACAGTTCGACGACGCCGCCTTGGGTTGCAAACATGTTCATCGGTGTTTCTCCTTCAATTCGCCTTTTTCGGCGTGAGTTATCCCGCTGCTGCAAATTCGGCTGTTTCGCCTTCATTCAGCGGTGTTGGGTGAAAGTGATGTGTGGGGCGATCCCTTCGGGCCGGGCTCTATTCGTTAGCGAACCAAGCCAACCACGGGTGTTCGTCTTGGCCCATCCGGGTAACGATCCCTATCGCAACGTCGTCGCCGACGGCCAAGGGGAACGACTCCCCTTGGAACCCGCAGAGCAACACCAAGGGCTCTGCCCTTGTCATCCCGCTCTTGCCGCCGAGGGCTCGGGAGCGCGGGGCGGAGGAGCTGCCCCACACTCCCCAGCGGAGGCTGTTTCAGGGGGGAGGCGTTCAAGGGTGCGCTGCGCCCGTGCTTCCGTTCGCCGGAACGGTAAAGCTGTTCCGACGAGCCGGGAGCGCGGCCCTTGACCGGATCGGCCACGGTGCGGGCGGCCTGGATCAGGCAGAGTAGGAGCAGCGCTTTCAGGGTGTTAGCGAGCATGGGTCAGCCCTCCAGTTGGAATGCTTCGCGCACGGGCACGAAGGGCGTGGGCTTCCCGCTGTCGTACACAACGTGCCAGTACTTCGGCGGACGCCGGGACGGGTCGTGTTTCGCGCAGAAGGAACGGGGACGGCAGAGCCAGCGGCCACCTTCCAGATAGGGCAGCCCAGGGGGACGGCAGTCCGGACACGGCGACGGGCTGTGCAACGGGATGACCTGCCTTGCGGACCAGCACACAGAGCAGCCGCAGTCCGGGGCGTGGGTTTGGCGCAAGTAGTAGGGATTGGCGGCCATGGCTCATTTCTGCCCCCTACGGTCACAGCGATAGTCTTCAATCGCCCGACGGAGCCAAGCATTCTCGATCTGGTCGATATCGACAGTCAGGCCGCCCCAGGACACGACCCTGCCGGAGACGCTGCCGACGATGCCCGCGAAGCAGAATTGGAAGGTTTCCATCGGCACTGAGCGATCACTCGGCATCGTAATCACCCTGGCAGAAGATCGATTTGCCCCGCTCGAGGTCACGGCGAATACGGTGCAGGTTCACCACGCGGCGACGGCCAATCTTGGCAGTCGGGATCGTCTTGGTTTCCACCCAGCCCCGCACCACGTCTTCCGTGATGTCTTCCAGACCCAGCATCTGCGCGAAGACCGCCTGCGAGCAGAACGGCGCGGTGCGGAAGTCCGTGACCTTCTCCACAGCACCTGTGACGGTGAACCCCACTATTCCAGACTCTTCCATGCGAACCCCCTATAATCCCAAGCTGCTACCACTCAAGCTTTTTGAGTAACAATTACTCATGAGTGAATATTACTCATGCCAACCAACTGAGTAAACTCTACTCCGATTGAATTTTTCACTTATGGATGCAGTTAGAGATAGAGCGCTTCAATTGATACGGACCGTGGGCCCGAAACACTTGAGCGAGCTAGGTGGAAAAAACTACGAACGCTGGAGAAATATCAGCGGCGGAAAGATCAGGATCAGTACTGAGGAAGTCGGCATCCTGGCAGACGCCTTTCCGCAATATGCCTTATGGCTGATATCTGGAAGAATCGAGCCTCAGAACGGCCACGTAAGCCCGGCATTCGACGAGGCAAATAAAAACTTAAGCAGTCCCAACGCGGGATAGCGATCACCAGGAGAGCAGCGGAACGCTGGTTCGCTTCAAGGATGGGAGAGAGGGAATGAGAGCAGTTGCATCCACCATCGTACTTTTGACGCTGTGCGGCTTCGCATACGCAGAAGAATCCAAGCCTTTAGCGACTCAGGCCGGCGAGGCGACAGCGCCCATCGCGGAAGCTATCGGCTCTGGATTTAGCCGCATCGTTACTGAGTTCATGGCAGGTACAGATGGCATGGTAGGGGACGCCGCAAGGAAGAACCTCAAGATGCAGGACAAACGCGACAGGGAAGCTAATAGAGGCGTGCGGAAGACCATGAAGGAATGCATTAAGCCGGGAAACGTCATAGATGACGATGTAAAAGAGTGCATTGAAGGCGTTCGAGTAAAAACATGGCACGGGGATTAAAAAAATTATTAAACGAAAGCTCTAAAACCATAAAAGGTACTATATGCCATTCTGCATAGAATCAATATCTTTCGACAACCACTGGACGCAACTCTGCATACCCGAAAGAAATCACGCAGATGAAAACATCTTTACCCTTATCGTAGGGCAAAATGCAACAGGGAAAAGTCGCTTACTGAGAAAAATAGTCAGCACACTCATATTCGACGATTCATCACAAGAAGCCCCCTCATATCGAAATCAATATGCCTGGGACGATTTCATCCCCCACACAGATTTAAAACTTAGCTATAACTCTCAAACTTACCCAAATAATGTGATAGCAGTTAGCACAGGACGACACGACAGGTTCCCTTCCCCACTGCATCGTAAAAATAAAAGTACAACCCCATATACCTACATTGGGCAAACACTTAGAAGTACGCGTTCCCCCATAACAAATAGCATAACAAGCATTCTCTATGGACTATTCTACCAAGAGCAAAAATACCACAGCCTAGCACATATTTTTGACTATCTTGAATTCCTCCCATACCTCGACATAAAGCTAACACTAAGCCCAACTGCTAGACGGTACTTCCATGATCTCAACAATACAAAAAGCGTACAACCTAATGATAACCACATCCAAATACATCTATTTGATGGCTTCTCCCGAACCAAGATTAAAAATATTGACGCGCAAGCGCTGCACCACTATTACTCTCTCGAACGGCAAAGCAATTCCAACATAGAAATAGACCTACAAAACCCACACTGGCTACCAAGACAGACCAACATTGAACTAATAGTTCATCTACTAAAAGAAGAGCTTTTATTAATATCCGACATCACTCTAATCCAGAAAAAAACCAAGAAAAAACTTAGATTATCTCAAGCCAGCTCCGGCCAACAGTGCATGCTAACCATGATACTTGGAATAGCAGGATCTATTCAGGATAATTCGTTAATTTGTATTGATGAGCCAGAAATCAGTCTCCATCCGCGATGGCAAAGCGACATCGTAAAACAGATTCAGTACGCATTCTCTGATCACAGAGGGTGCCACTTCATAATCGCGACTCATTCACCACAAATTGTCTCAGGCCTCATCTCTCCAAATGGCCACGTCCTAAACATTGAAGATAGAACCCTTTACCGCACCTCTGAGTACGCTAAAAGATCGGCCGACTTTCAACTAGCAGAAATATTTGGCACTCCGGGCTTCAACAATGAGTATTTAATAAGAACCGCATTGACAATTCTCACAAAAATTACCAGATCGGAAGTTTTTAGCTACGATGATAACCAAAAACTAGAGCAACTAATTCACTCCAAGCGTGAGATTTCAGAGAACGACCCCGTTTACCACCTGATTGAACAGATCGAACTCTTAAGGTAAACAGATGCAAGCAATAATATTCCAACAAAACATAATCGAATTCATTGAGCGATACGATGGTGAGAACCACAATGAGTGGAACGAGACGACAGGCGAAATTACAACCCTACGAAATACCGTTAGAGCCCACTATTTGCAGCAGCAAAATTTTAGATGTGCATATTGTAGGATAGAAAAGAAAGAGCACCATGGCTTAACTTGGGATGTAGAGCACATCATACCCAAGGCGACTCATCCAAACTTCCTTTACACGGCACAAAACCTTGCTCTTGCCTGCAAAGAATGCAACATAGCAAAGGGAAATAAAGAAGTACTAACACAACCTAGAGCCCGTTTGAGAGATTTCCCGACGAGATCTGAGGACTATAAAATAGTCCACCCCCACTTCGACACTTATTCCGACCACTTTGAGGTAACAATAGTTGGTGGAAAAATCCGCCACCGAGCTAAAAACTCTCACAAAGCTAAAGAAACCTATATCATTTGCGACCTTATACGATTTGACTATAAATATGCCGAATGGGAGAACTTTGATCTTACCATAGTTAAACGCTTCTCTGATTTTGTAAACAGATGCCCCACCAACGCAACGAAAGAGCAAATAAGCTCATTCATGAGCACTATCACCTTTACAACTAATGTAGATTTTTAAATGAAAAAGACCCACGTACAGATTCAAGCTATTCCTTCTGCGATCTTGGGCATGTGAGCATTCGCGTGACTAAGCGGCTATTTAAGTAGCCATCTAACTTTTTGCGTTAGAAGCTCCGCAGACTCCATCAGTTCTATATGACGCCCTTGCCATGCCCTCTTATTTAGCTCTACGTCGTTAAAGAACGACTCCCTCCAGGTGTTAGCTCTTGCGATTAAGCTTGGGTGCCCCAAACGGCGCTTATGCAAAATTTCAGATAACATATCGCCCGAGCGAAACCTTCTACCCTCATCGGTCCGCAATCGCTCGGCACATAATTTAAGGACCTCAGACATACTGGCAAGTCCTTCTTGCTGATGAGCCAAAACATTTTCGAAGTCATCAATTGTCACATACAAGACATCTGCCAAAGGGATAGGTAAAGAACCAAACCTAGCAGTTAACCGTTCCTCCAGAGTAGTATCCACTTGCTGCGCAATAGCAAGTCCATTAGAAAACCAAAAGTCCTCATGGGTAATTACCACCACGATAAAATTACTATCGGAATACTCTTTTGTTTTTTTAAGTCTATAAACTGTTTCCTGCCCCTGCTCCAGCCCCTTAATAAAACTTCCAGACAGATGAGACCGAAGAACCTCAGAATCTGCTACACATGCAACAATATCGCCAGGCTCAATAGCTTTTGACTCAACCAGTATGTTTACATCACCCGGAACCAAATAATCAGTTACCCTTCCCTTGGCAACACCTCTCTCAGAAAGAAACTTATCAATTTCTTCTTCAGAAATAAACTCGACTCCAGAAGCGGCCATAATTGATCCAATATAGCACTCCATCGCAGGGCCGAACTGAGACTGTTTGAACTCAGCTTTTAGATTCCTCTTAAGCATATCAGGAACTATCGAAGACATTCCGCGAGAAAATAGACTCCCGCTAAACATCAGAAAATTATTTCCATCGATTAAAACCGGCCTATGTCGCAAAGGCGTAGGCTGAAAATACTCACTCTGTTGGTTACACTCATCTTTAATTCTAGACTTTTCAAAAAACGAAGGAAGATCTTCGGACTTTACTCCAACCAAAGCCAAGAACCGAATTATATGAGCAATGGGGATACGAGGAGACAACCAAAACAGCATATCGAGCAAGTTTAATCCAACAACCCCCTTAGCTTTATCTGCAACAATCACAACAAGATAAAATGCAATATAATAAAAGCTATCAAGACTCAACCCATATAACTCTTCAAACTTTCTACTATAAAAATCATCACCACCTGTGAACCAAATCATTTGACGAGTTAGGGCTCGCATCTCCTCAACAGTATCACGTTGATAGCCAGCCTGCTGAGCAATAAAAGCTCGCATCTTCAAGATGAAATCACCAGGCGCATCCGGCTGAATAGGACACGCCAGTGACTGTATATCATATAACCGCTGCGCTAACTTATAGAATTCTTTGGGGTTTATAACCTTTCCATTCCTATGACCTTCAAGCATACATAGCTTAAGTAGAAATAGAACTATCCATGGCATTCCCATAGTCGGGTTTTCCTTACCCCCAGATCTATGAAAGTGATCCAGCACCATATTCAAAACGGAGTCTGGGCGATATTCTCGAAGCTTGGACTTTATCGCTCTTAGCCTCCGATCATATTCAGCAGCACTCATAACGTCTCCTTATTTCAAAAAAACCGTGTAGCGCTTTAGCTATCCTGCAACGCTTAGTCAACGCCAAAGCTTTATCGAAGAAATGATCTGTCAAAGATTCCTTTACGACTTTCATTACTATGGCAGAATACCCACTCTCAGCCATCGATTCCTAGGTCTCATCCTAAACAGCGCGACCATGCATAGCAGATGGTAATAACGAAGCTATACGAGACGCTAGTCCTCGTAAACACTCTAGGGTGACTACATAAGTCGTATCGCCAGGAGTATTCGGTTGCAATGAGGCTTCATCATTTCCGTACAGCCCAATCCACGGGCCTTCCGGGTCGCAAGGGGCAGATATCATGCG